GAGAGCATGAAGAAACTGATTACCGACTGAAAGGAGTATTGCCTATGGCAGATAACAAGCAGCACGACACCCGCACCGCCCGCCGCCCCGACTGCGTGACGGAAATCCGCATGGGCAATTCCGTCCTTGTCGTGTCCGGCTATTTCAAGAAAGATACCACGACCACCGCCGCCGACAAAATGGCGCGGGTACTGGAAGCGGAAGCCGCTGCTACGCAAAAACCGGCAATTTGACCGACTGTAAAGAAGCAAATTTAACGCTTTTGCCGCTGTACAGCCCCCGCTGTTCCGTGGTACAATGAAACCACGGAATAGTGGGGCTGGCTGTCGGAAACGGAGGATTTTATGTTAAGACAAGCCACCCAAAACCTCATTACCGCCCTTTATCCGAGATTGTCCCATGAGGACGAGCTGCAAGGCGAGAGTAATTCCATATCGAACCAAAAAAGGATACTCGAAACCTACGCAAAACAGAACGGCTTTACCAATCTGCGCTGGTACACCGACGACGGTTATTCCGGCGCGAACTTCCAGCGGCCCGGATTTCAAGCCATGCTTGCGGACATTGAAGCCGGGAAAGTTGGTACGGTCATTGTCAAGGACATGAGCCGGTTAGGGCGAAACTACTTGCAGGTAGGGTTTTACACGGAAATGCTGTTCCCTCAAAAGGGCGTGCGTTTTATCGCTGTCAACGACAATGTGGACAGCGCAAACGGCGGCATGGACAATGATTTTACCCCTCTGCGAAATCTGTTCAACGAATGGCTGGTGAGAGATACGAGCAAGAAAATCAAGGCAGTTAAAAGAGCAAAAGGCATGAGCGGCAAGCCCGTTACCAGCAAGCCGGTGTATGGCTACCTCATGGACGAGGACGAGAACTATATCGTTGACGAGGAAACCGCGCCGGTTGTCCAGCAGATTTACCAGCTTTGCCTTGCGGGGAACGGCCCGACCAAGATTGCCCGTATGCTGACGGAACAGCAAATCCCCACGCCGGGGACGCTGGAATACCGCAGGACAGGCAGCACACGCCGCTACCACCCCGGCTATGAGTGTAAATGGGCGACGAACACCGTCGTTCATATCCTCGAAAACCGGGAGTACACCGGCTGTCTGGTAAACTTCAAGACGGAAAAGCCCTCTTACAAGACCAAGCACAGCGTAGAAAATCCCATTGAGAAGCAGGCCATTTTTGAGAACCACCATGAGCCGATTATTGACACGGAAACATGGGAGCGTGTGCAGGAGTTACGCAAGCAGCGCAAACGCCCGAACCGCTATGACGAAGTGGGGCTGTTCTCTGGTATGCTGTTCTGCGCCGACTGCGGCCATGTGATGTACCAGCAGCGGTATCAGAACAAGAACCGCAAGCAGGACTGTTACATCTGCGGCAGCTACAAGAAGCGCACCCGCGACTGTACGGCGCACTTTATCCGCACCGACCTGCTGACCGCCGGTGTCCTCTCCAATCTCCGGCAAGTGACGGAGTATGCTGCCAGGCACGAGAGCCGTTTTGTAAAGCTGCTGATCCAGCAGAACGAAATCGGCGGCAAGAGAAAGACCGCCGCAGCCACCAAGCAGCTTGAACAGGCGCAGGAGCGGATTGCCGAAGTGAGCCGCATTATCAAGCGGCTGTATGAGGACAATGTGAACGGCAAAATCAGCGACGAGCGTTTCATGGAACTGTCGGCAGACTATGAGCAGGAGCAGCGGGAACTGAAAGACCGCGCCGCCGCTTTGCAGGAAGAACTGGATAAGTCGCAGGCCGCCACCGTCAACGCGGAAAAGTTTATGGGTATCGTCCGAAAGCACCTTGCCTTTGAGGAACTTACCCCCACCCTCTTGCGGGAAATGATTGAGAAAATCGTCGTGCATGAGTGCAGCTATGACGAGAACGGCACCCGCAGGCAGGACATTGAGATTTATTACAGCTTTGTCGGCAAGATTGACTTGCCCGAAGCCTAACGCCCGACCTATCCGACACAATGGCCAAGTGCCGGATAGGAACGGCAAAATTTTTTACATTTCTATTACTTCTTTATCGCACATCAGTAAAAAGCCAGGGCATGAAACAGCTCATGGCGGGCGGCGGCATCATCCTGCTGGGCACAACGCTGATCCCCCTGCTCTCTGGCCTGTTTTAAGGTAGCGGCTTATGGATTTTCTCACCGACTGGCTCACGGATTGGCTCAAGGAGCTTTTAATCAGCGGGATCATGGGGAACCTTTCGGGGCTCTTTGATAACGTAAACGCCCAAGTCGGAGAGATTGCGGTACAAGTGGGAACAACCCCGGCGGCATGGCACGCCGGGGTGTTCTCCCTGATCCGCCAGCTTTCCGAAACGGTAATTTTGCCGATTGCCGGAATGGTGCTGACCTTTGTTGCGACCTATGAACTGATCCAGATGCTTTTGGAAAAAAACAATATGCACGAGTTTGATGTGGCGAATATCTACAAATGGATGTTCAAAACGTCCTGTGCCATCCTTATTCTGTCAAACACATTCAATATCGTAATGGCCGTGTTTGACGTGTCCCAGAGCGTGATTGCACAATCGGCGGGGCTGATCCAGGGTTCCACGGACATTACGCCGGATATGCTGACCCAGCTTGAAACGACGCTGGAGGGTATGGATTTAGGGCCGCTGTTGGGCCTGTGGCTCCAGTCCTCCATTATCGGCGTTACCATGTGGGCGCTGAATATCATTATTTTCGTGCTGGTCTATGGCCGCATGATTGAAATATATCTGCTCACCAGCCTGTCCCCCATCCCTGTGGCGACCCTTGCCAACCGGGAATTGGGACACACGGGCCAGAACTATCTGCGCTCGCTGTTCGCCGTGGGATTCCAGGGGATGCTCATTCTGGTGTGCGTGGCAATTTACGCGGTGCTTGTCCAGGGGATCGCCACAGGCGGAGATCCCATCGGGGCGATATGGGGCACCGTTGGCTATACGGTATTGCTTTGCTATATGCTGTTCAAAACGGGCAGTATCTCCCAGCGCATTTTCGGCGCGCATTAGAGGGGAGGCGCGTATGGCAGAACATTCAACCTTGGGACAAAATGTCCCGAAGTCCCCGGCTCCCCCGGAGGGGCTGTTCCTTATGGACGGCATCGAGGGCCTGCGCTCCCTGCCCCAACACTCGGTTGATATGCTCTTGACCGATCCGCCCTATGGCACGACCCGCAACTTTTGGGATGTGCCCCTGCCGCTCCCGGAGCTTTGGGAGGCGGTGCGCTGGGCGGTCAAGCCGGAGGGTGCGGTGCTGTTCTTTGCTCAATGCCCCTATGATAAGGTGTTGGGGGCCTCCAACCTCCCTATGCTCCGCTATGAGTGGGTATGGTACAAGAGCCGGTGTACTGGCTTTCTCAACGCAAGGCGGGCCCCCTTGAAACGGACGGAGAACATTCTGGTATTCTATCAAAAGCTCCCCTATTACGATCCGCAGTTCGAGCAGGGCAAGCCCTATAAGAAAACCGCTGACCGGGGCGGCAACAGCCCCAACTATGGAAAATTTGTCCGTTCCGGCGGCGGCTCCGAGGACGGCCTGCGCTTTCCCGGAAACCTGCTGACATTCCCATCGGTACAGCGCACCGTCCACCCCACGCAAAAGCCCGTGGAGCTGTGCGAGTATTTCATCAAGACCTACACCCGCCCCGGCGAGGTGGTGGCGGACATCTGCGCGGGCTCCGGCACAACTGCCGTGGCCGCCGTCAACACGGGCCGCCGCTTTATCTGCTTTGAAACCGCCCCGGCCTTTTACGCCCCGGCCACGGAGCGCATCCGGCTGGCGCAGGCGGCTGCGGAGGCCGGGGAGAAAGGAGTCTGACTATCGGAAACTATTCTATCATCTACGCCGATCCGCCCTGGCGGTATTCTGCAAAGAACGTACAGGGGGCGGCGGAAAATCACTACCCCACAATGGGGATCGAGGAGCTATGTGCGCTCCCGGTGGCTGATCTGGCGGCCCCGGACAGCGCACTTTTTTTGTGGGCCACGTTCCCGCAGTTGCCGGAGGCCCTGCGGCTCATTAAGGCGTGGGGCTTCACTTATAAAACCGTGGCTTTTGTCTGGCTGAAGAAAAACAAAAAGGCGGACAGTTGGTTTTACGGCCTGGGCTTCTGGACGCGGGGCAACGCGGAAATCTGCCTGCTGGCGACCAGGGGCCATCCCAAACGGCAGGCCACGAATATCCATCAGTTTATCATTTCCCCCGTTGAAGCCCACAGCAAAAAGCCGGACGAGGCCCGCGACAAGATTGTTTCCCTCCTGGGCGACCTGCCCCGCGTGGAGCTCTTTGCGAGACAGACCCCGCCCGGCTGGGACGTGTGGGGAAACGAGGTGGAGAGCACCGTCCCGGACTTCGGGACACTTTGGTGCTGTTGACAAAGTCTCGCTCTGCTCCGCCCTGCCAACAAAAAAAGACGCCCACCGGCGTCA